CAATACCTTGGGTATTCGTGGCTTTTATCAGCGACGTGTTCGTATTGCTGCCTGATGCCTCGGTCTCATTGCTTCCACCACCAATCAAGTTAACTTGGCTGCCACCAAGGCTAATATCTACAATATCCTGCACATCAACGTCATACGTCAACGCATAAACCTGACCAATCTTCGACTTCCATGCGCTAAAGGCTCTGCCAAGAGTAGAGTTCCGTTTCTCCAGTGTGCCTGTTGACTCAGTCCATGTGAAATCGCTTGATTGCCACGTAAACGGCACACCACCAGTAGCGGACGTATCATCCACACCATTGGTTGCAAACAGTTCGCCTGAGTCAGTCGCCACGTTGCGAAAGTCATAGCGTTGTGGGTAGTAGTCGATGTAGTCAATCACAGAGTCGTGACCGGGATTAATACCCCTCGGCATGTTGATCCATCTGTTCTGGAAATATACCTGCACGGTACGAATGCGGTCACGATCAAGGTTGACCGGCCAGTCGTAGAACTGTTGGTTAACGCCCGTCGTAAACTCAAACGTTTGGTACTTCGACTCGTCGGACATATACAGGAATATCTGCTCCTGCGCCTCGTCCATTAAATCATCGAGGTACGGCACGAAGGCTTGGGCATTACCACCCAAGCCACCGTAGCCTAAACGCTTCAACGATATGGAGCGTATCTCGCCCCTAGTTCTGTACTGTGGATGAGCCATCGTCGTCTTCTAGTTCGTAAGACGGATTACTCATTGACTCATAGGTTCTGCGCAGACTGTCGGTGCTGGCATTACCCTTGTACTCAATGCCCATGTCGTCCAGCTTGCGTTTAAGATGCGTGCGCTGGTCTTTCAGGGATAGCTTGTCGATGTGTTCGTCAGGAACATTAATCATCTGGGGTTCGGGGGTTGGTACTGGCTGGATACTCTCGCGGCGAAGACGCGCATAGAAATCCTCCATGTCGTTCGGCCCGCGTGGGAAAGCAACCAATGGCGCTGCCTTCTGTGTCGTGCCGTCTGATACAAGGTGTGGACGCTCCATCAATCTGTCCCACTCTTGGTTTAGATCGAAGTCGATGATATCGCCATCTGAATCCGTTACTGGCCCGCAGGTCTCATCATCTTCAATGCGCGTAACGTTGCTCGAGCCTTTGTACGCTTGAAGAATCGGAACCATGTGTTCATACACCGTCGACGTGCCAGCCATCATTACACTGGTACGCACTTCGATGCGGATTTTATTGAACTGCATTAGATCACCTCCTAGAGAAAAAGAAACGGGGGCAGCAACCGCCACCCCCGAATGTACCCATTAGGCGAATGTGACTACGCCATGGGCTGAAGGTCGACCACTCTTAATGTAAAAGCGAGAGGTTAAGCCCCAGTAGTACTCGTACTTGTTGTAAACCCGTGGTGGGTTACGAGTGAGCATCCACTGTGACTTGATAGGACACAGTTTCATCTGCTTGCTGTTGATGAAGTAGCAGCGATCCGTCCACGCTTGTGAATCATTGTCATTCAGCGTTGCACCTTCAAAGGTTGGATCCCATACAACAGGGACGCCTTCAAAAGTCAGGATGGATGATGCGCCTTCAACTGCCTTGTTGGACACTGCACCATAGTCAACTCGACCATAGTTCTTCAGCATCGTACCAGTCAGCTTATCGATGAAGGTTGCACCGGCAATGATCTTGTCGGGACGACCACCATACTTGACACAATCACGCCATGCTTTACGCATCACAGCCTCAATACCAGTGACGGCATTTTGATCCTGTGTGGCGTTCAAGCCGACGTTGGTTTGCCAGTACGCGTTACTTCGCAGGATACCTGCATACGTGTTGGCGCCCGGCACAATGGGAATCATCTCATCAAGACCGGGGATGTCATAAGCTGACACACTCTGACTACCTTCAAGCAGTGCAATATTCAACTGCTCTTCAGTACCTTGACGCAGGGTCTCCAAGTTTTCAGTCAAGAGGTGGGTCAGGTTGACCTTCTCCTCGACTGTTGCTCGTTTACCGGGGCCATCAGCAATCGTAATACCATTGTGGATAAAGTCGTCCTCATGGAGACTGAAGCCATCATGGAATGAGAAATACTGATGTTGCGCCTGCTCGATCGTGTCCTTGCGATTGTAAGTAACAGCATCAGAGCCATAAAAACTCTGGAAGTTGCCGTCATTACTCTTGCGGACTTGCTCGATCATGTACTGCTTGCCACCCGGCTTCTCGGTCTTCTTGTCCATCAGACATTTGAGAAAGGGTCGCTCTGCGTTAATGGAATCGATCGGATTGTTCTTCATATACAAATCGATCGCTGTCTTACCCGCTCGGGCAAGTTCTTCTGCGGTAATAGGCATAATTGCCCTCCTAACTTGTGTTGGAATGGTTTCCACAAGTGAGGGACGTGAATCCTCTTACACGCTACCGGATATGAACCCGGCTTACATTCTTGTGCGTCTGGCACTACTAACGCGGATCGTGAACCCGCTTACACGTTACAGGATCTGATTAAGCGCCTCTTCAATTGACGTAGGCTCTCGATCTCCACCCGCAGCATGACTGCTTCCTGTATAGGGCGTTTCGGTTCGTTGACCTCCCATCTGTCGGGCGATCTTAGTAATTCGTGTGTTCTCTTGCTGCATGTAGCCAAGCCACTGACTCGGGTGCAACTGTGCTGCTGCATACTCCGCTGCCTCAAGCAGTAGCCCGCTCTTGGCATCCCAGTCCATGTCTTCCTTCTGCATCTTGGTCAGGTACGCGCCCAACTGTGGCATTGCCCGTGCCTTGGTTTCATCGTACTCACCGGCTGCTTGCCGCTCCTTCTGTATCTGGTCATCTTCCTCTCGACGATAACCTTCCCGTGTGCGCGTCTGTAATACTTCCATCGCACCCTCTCGGGTCATCTTCATATCCTCAACCGCATGGCGTAGGTCTTCGTGATCGGCCAGTGCGTCGTATGCCTGTGGCGCCGGTACTTCCAGACCGTGAGTCTTGGCAATGTTGTTGATCGTATCCTGTAACTGTTTAATACCCGCAACTGGATCGCTAGTTACCGTCTTCATCATGTCAAGCGCGTCAAGGAACTCGTCGTTGGACAGCCCTGTATTCATCATCAGCGCCTGCACACCAGACAGCGTCTGTGCGAGGTGATCGATCTGGCTTGCTTGATCCTTGTTGCTGTTGGCTAGTTCTTGGAAGCGCTCGGTACTCTTCTCGTTCAGTCCTTCAGGAACTTCGTAGTTGAGTTCGACTGGTTTAGCCTTCCCGTCCTCCGCTCCGTCTCCGATATCTGCCGATGATGCCGCAACATCTGCCTCTTTAGATCCCTCGCCTTCGCCGTATTCTTCTTTTGGCTCATCGTCACTGTCCCCATCAGCGGCCAATTTTTCTTGTGGCTCACCACCCAGTATGTCGTCGATACCCTCTGCTACCACGTCCTGCATTTCCTGTGGTGTGGCCTCTTCGTCTTTGTTTACAATTTCGTCCATATTAATCTCCTACTGTAAGGTTCCACCGGGCATTGGTGGTGGTGGTGCCGTCGGCCCCGGCAACGTTGGCAAGGCATACGCCTTCTCAATAGCTGATAGGTCGGCCATGTATTGTTCGATCTGTGTCCCGACTTCCTTGGACTCAGCATCGGCTAGTTTGTTGATGGTGTCAGCGTTCAGGTTGTTGATCTCTGCCATCATCGCCTTCATCTGGATCTGCTGCTGTTCTTGTTCCTCGCCTTGCGCCTTCTGCTGTTCCTGCTGCTTCTGCTGCTGTTCTTCCTCGTCAGGACGTGGGAAGTATTCCTCAACGTCGATCTTCTCGTCAAAGCGAACCAGCGTCTCCTCCACCAACTTCTGAAGGATCTCGGCTGTGTCATCACCACCTTCTGCACGCAACTGCACGATCTGAAGCAATGTCTCACGCAACTCTGGCACCAACTTAACCCAGCGCTCCTGCTCCATCGTCTTGTCCGGCTTGCCCGCTGAACCGGCACGAATCTCCAGCTTGACCATACTGAATACCTGATCCTTGGTCATCTGGGGCCATGGAGCATCCTCACCAGCAATCATCTTGACTTGCTCCTCGGACATCTCCTGCAACAGCAACTCTGACGAGTATTGGGCCTGCTCTCGCATCCACTCCTCGACTGCGTCCTGCGCTTCAGAAGAGGACACCGCCAAGCCCTGCTGAAGTATGTTGGCTTCAGTAGCGGTCTTGGCTTTTGCCACGGTTCCCCGTGCCGCGTCCCCCCGTCGGGTAATCTTTTCCCAGTCTTCACGGATGTGATCGGTGGTATATACCGACGGATCAATACCCGGGTTGGGGAACTGAGATAGGTACTGCTGCATCGGCTGGGTCTCATCACCCTCGATCAGCACTATCTCCATGCTCTCTGCGTTCTTGATCTTCTCCGCATCCTTGACCGATACCTTGCCCTCAATGCCAACCCAGTGCGGGATGGAATGCTTGCGATGGTGCCGGAAGTTGGTGCGCGTCTCGTTGTGTTCGTCTGCAATCTCGCGTAGCTGGCTAACCAAGCACTGCGGGAATGAACTGCCGTCAATCGGATCAAAGATCAGCGGGAAGAAACCATGACCACGTTCGCCTACTTTGGTGGGCGTGAATGGCGCACGGATGTATCCGCTCCATCCCTCAACCAGCGTGTACACACGACCTTGCACGAGACTCCACATCTCATACACACAGACCATGCCGTGTTGCCGATGCTTGGCCCTGCCGTTATCGTCTGACGCTACCGACATCTCACCCAACCGCTTGGTACGATCGGATGCGTACTTGGTTGCCTTCGCAGGTAGGAATCCATAACGTTGGCGATGCTTGTCTTCAGTCATCCAGATGCGCTGGCATAACCAGTCAGCCTTGACGATCTCATCACAATCACACACGCTGCTCGGCCAGATAACGTCTTCGGTTAATGGCCGGTCAATCACCAGCCCCTCTGAACGCACAATCTCTGGCGACGACTGCAATGATTGTTCCATCTGCCTGAACTCTTCGATCTTCTGCTCGAGCGATTCCTCTTCCGTTGAGTTCTCATCATCCTCTTCGATCTGTGACAACAGGTGCTTCATGCGCTCGATGTTGTCCTGCACATCACGCAGCCTGTGGCTGATCTCTGGATCAGCTTCGTAATCCTTTTGGTACACGATCTTAGTCCAACCAATAAACGCAGTAGCCGCTGCACGCACTGATGCTTTGGCCTTTGCTTTCATGTTCGCCTGCTGTGGACTGAACTGGTTTGATATCACCAGTTCCAACGTCTTACCGAAGGTACGAATCTTCTTGTACTCGGCAGGGTTGACAGCGTCCGTTGGCTGCACGGATACGTCAGGGTCTTTCGCATACACCTGACTGACCAGCGCCTTGATCTCTGCGTTGATTAGGTTGGCTCGGACGACCTCACCGCTTTCATCCCCATGCTGTGTGCCACGGGCATATTCGCGATTTAACTCGATCTCCTTGACGTAGTCCTTCCACTGCTTACTTTCAACGGTGTCATGGATCATCTTCAAGAGTCGTTTAGCGTTGTCTTCCTCTTCCTTCTCAACGTGCGGATTGTCCTTATCCTCGGTCTTCTGTGGTGGTTGTTGCTCTTCGTGCATGTTGCTTAAACACCACCAGCCAGATAGACCTTACACTCGCCCGCAGTGGTTGATGTCGCGATCACGCGAATCTCACTGCCTGATGTAATGTTTTCCAGATGCACCTGATCGTTCGTGGTGAAGTCAGTATCAGCAAACGCATCAGTAAACACCGCCGCATCATTAGCGTCGGTGCTGGTATCCGTGGTGACTTGGATTGAACCATCAAAGGCTGCGTTCGGAATCAACATCAACAAACTTTCATTGCCCGTGGTGAATGGCGACGCCAGTGTGTTAGTCAACACTGTGGTGGTGCCGTCGGCAGTAACAGTAGCCAGTAATTGCATTTTCATTTGTGTATCCTCTAAGTTTTAACGTGGTCGATAAGGCGACCGTTCTTTGTCCTCGGCGTCGTACGATATAAGCCAATCGAATGAACCCGGCCTTGGACTATTATCCCCCGCGCCTTGGTGCGGAGGGCGATGCCTTGAGACGAGCGAGTAACGCAACTCATCCCACGCATGATCTTCCATCTCGGTATCAACGTCTTCCCAATTATTTTCATCGGGCATGATAACCGGAACAGTGCGGAGGAAGTGACGATTAAGTCCTCCTCCAAATACTTTGAATAAACCTTTCTTCATGTAGTAGATCACCACCTGTGCGCCTACCACTCTGCTGCCCGGCCCCTTCTTCGCTGGTCGCCACTTGACGCCAGACTTACCGAACAGTTCACCAATCGTCATCTCTCGACCGTCAATCCTTGCGCCGCCTATCGACGCCCACATCGCAGAGTCAGCCGGGTTGTTGCGAAAGATGATGCCAGCCTTGCGCTCCAATTCCTCGGCCCGAAGTATCCTCGCCCCGACTTCTTCGGCGCTTTCTCTCGTTCCAACGTTTTCTTTGCCTCCCCATCCGTACAGTTCACGGTAGCGGTAGATGCAGCGCGTGTCTGGATCCATGGTGTACCAGCCGACTGAGTATGGTCGGGCGTAACCCCAGTCCATTGTCCGCCACCTGCGCCATGTGGGTGGTATCGTGAATGGGTCAACAACATGCTTCTTCGGATCCCATACGCCTTGTAAAAACCCACCTACGATAATATCCCAGTCACCTTCCAGCCATGCCTTACGCAGTTCTGGATTCTCAATAGCCTCGATCCGCTTCCGATACATCGGATCGTTCGTCATAAGGTGCGTGTTCTCGAGCATCGCCCCATGTATTCGGCATCGAGTCAGCCCGAACCTATCACGTACCACCGTCTTCGCTGGGCCGATATCAATGAACTTGCGCTTCACCCAATTATGACCTGCCCCGTACGGGTTACAAGTCGCTCTGTATTTCTTCGGCACGCCCGGTGTGGCTGAACGACTGCACGACTTCATGATCTCGTAACATTCGTCTGTCGGCCATTTGGTCAACTCCTCCCAGCCAATGAACGGATACTCATGCCCATGGTATGACCAGTATTCGTCGGCGTTCTTCATGCGCCGGAACAGCAACTCCTCACCATCCGGCCAGATCCATTTGTACGTGTCCTTCGACCCAACCCAGCGTGCGTCAGGGAATATACGGTGGAAGAACTTCTTGCTCTTCACCACCACCTCGTCGAGATCCTTGTACTCTCGACCGAAGATCACGCCGCGCCATGCGTATCCATGCCCTTGCCCAACGTGCTGGGCGAAGTCCATCAATAGCGCGTCTGTCTTACCGGGGCCACGCTCCCCCTCGTATAGCACCTCATCTGCCGGACACGTCAGGTAATGGCGCTGACTGCCGGGATGTGGTTCCCATATTATATTGGGTTCACTCACCTATTGGCCGACGGTGTCCACGATCGTGCCGCCCGCCGAGTCTCACGCTGGAACCGACCCGACCTGCTGTTGCGGTTGCTGAAGCGGGAACTGGTGTTCTTGCTGCCGCTTATGTTGCTGTCCGCTATCCCGCCAACTGTTGTGCCGCTGGATCCACCCTGATGTGCGGCAGGCCCGCTTGGCCCGAATGCAGCACCTTGGGCGTGCTTACTGTTCTTTGTGCCAAAAAAGTTACGCTGATCCTTAATGATATCCGCAAGGCCGCCCACAGGATTACCCACAAACCCAGATGGTGAATAGCCCTTGGCGTTGCCGTTCTGGCCGCCCGCTCTGGCAAATGGTGCTAATACTAAGTTTGCACCCGCGCCTGCCGATAATGGCTGGCTGCCCGGCAGTCGAATACCCTGATGTACGCGCCTTGTGTGTGTTGCCATGGTCTTTACCTTTGGATCATCCCCATCACTGGGGTCTTGTCGGAGTTGGCACCGGCCGCTGACGAATACATCATCGCCGCCATGCCTGCCAGTATTGCAGCAGGGGTGGCTGCCATCGCAGCGCCTGCGCCTGCTGTCCTGTAGTTATTTGTGGTCAGACCATCTTCTAGCCCAGCACCACCCTCCACTCGTGGGTTGTTCTGATTGCCTGCCTCAAACGCAGCATCTTCGGATAGCCTGTTTGCTGGATCGCGACTCTTGCTTACTAGCTGACTGGAAGGCCAGCCCCTGAGCGGCAGCGTCTGTGTATCTCGAGGGTACCAATTCTTTGACGCAGCATCACGAATGGCGTTCATTTCCTCGGCGGGCGTAGCGGCTGGTATACGTAATCGACTAGGGTGAGTGCCATACTGGCGCTCTAGCTGAATGAACGCCTCTGGAATCTCACCGCCCCTGCCCGGCATACCGGTCATTCCTGCGGCCTTCATCTGTGCAATGATCTTGCCATTGGTGGAGCCGAACTTCAGCCCCTCGTCCCGCAATTCATACCACATCTTCTTTAATGCTGGGTCAGTAATCCCAAACGATTCTGCTGGCGGCCAGAATTTGTACCCAGTCGACCCTGCCGCCATCTCGTGAGTAAATGGATTGGTTGGCCCGGCTGGCAGCGCCTTGCCCACCATCTTTCCAGCAGGTGAGGCCACAACAACTGCGGCACCCGCTTGTTTCAGGAAGTCACGCCGGGTAGTGGGCTTATTCAGCAGCGCCTTTAGCATGTCATTTACCGTTGCCAACGATCTTGTCCTCCAGCAAGGCGCCACCTGCCGCGCTGATCCAGTCGTCCAGCTTCAAATCACCGTGTCCAACCATGAGGACGCCAGTATGGTTAATCTCCCCGCTATGCTCGACCTTGTCGGTGAACATGGCGTAGTGCTTGCCCATTAATTCGTTTGCCTTGATCGCCACGCTGGCATTGCGCACCCCAATCACATTCCCATCCTTATCCGTCACCTGTTTCATGGAAACGTCGTTGAGCGTGTGGAGGTTATTTAGGACATCTTGCCTCGATATCGCGTTGTTTTGGCGGGATTCTGCCATCATTTCGTTGATTTTGGCGGAAATGTACGGTTTTGCAATGAGATCAGCACCCGTCTGTCTGGCGCTTCTTTCGCTGTATCCTGCACGAATAGCTGCCTTGGTCGCGTTCAGGTCTATCCCATACTCTGTAATGAACCGTTCCTGCTTGGGCGTTAGTTTATTAGCCATTAATGATATACCAATTCCCCGTCTACCCAGAGTTTAGCGTCCGCCTCAACTAAACAGATGGTTCTCTCATCCCCCGGTTTTACGTCCTTAACGTAGCCATTGAACTCTAGTGCGCATACATCAACAAACTGGGGGGGGACTATAAGGATGTGGTGCATGTCTTCATAGGCGGATTCACGCTGGGCCTGACTTATCAACTCGTACACGTAGTCTTTGACTGAGTCTATATTGTCGGGAACGGTGGTCACTGGAAAACCTTCACGCAACCTTTCGCGAAGCCTAATACCAGTGGTGCCGTTGCCATCATAAGTACTGTAATTCCTACACCATTTTGCCATAGTGATTTCAGCATTTTCAGCCCAAAAAAAAGCCACCTACTGCAATGTGGTGGCTGCGTATCGTTGCCATAGCCCGGTCGGGGGGAGGACTGGACTTATAGTGTTTTAGTGTAGTCTCAATTCACATATAATCAAGTAATGATTCCCTTATCTCTGAACAGTCCCTCGAGTCTCGTGTGTGAGTCATGCAGTGCTTGCTCCAGTGTAGGGATAATGCCGGGGTTTCTGCCCCTACCCTTCTTGATGTAGTGAACCTTGGGTGGCGACACCTTGAGGTGCTTTGCCCACCACTTGTCTGGGTGGTGACGATGCAGTCCTGACCAGCCCCTGACAATATCGATGATGAGGTACATATCGTGTTGCTTCTCGTCCGAGTTATGGATCAGCCAGCCCAGTTCAAGCACCTTGTTCTCTTTCTCCTCCAGCATTAATGGCGAAGGACTTATGTGGTAAGCACGTAGTATCAAATGCGGGAAACGCTCAATACCTTGGCGCATTGCCGCAAGTACACACGCTGCATCGCCCAGTCTGTCCCACGGATGCTGTCCCTTGCCTCTGACGCTTGAGCCTGTCATGCCCTTCCATGCGCTTGTGGTCTTGATGATCTCTTGACCTTCGACCCCGTGTGCGGCCCTGAGTGCATCTTCAACGCTGGCGTGCTTCACAGTATGACCGTCTTCAGTGTCCACTGTTTCCGTTCCCCCTGCTTTCCCCGGAGCGCCCAACCATGTGCCTCGATAATCCAGCCTGCTTCTTTGCAGATCGGGTAAAATTCGTTCTCTTGTATCTTCTTCACTCGAGCGCTGAGATTGCCGGTCGTCGTGGTCTGCGCCGCTATCGTGCTGCCCTCCTTCACCCCCAGTATGTCCGCGAAGTTGAACAGGTCTTTCCTTCGCTTGGCAAAGTGGTTCCAGTATTCCACTATCTCGACCTTGTAGCCCCGCTCCCGCAGGTGTTTCAGGCTTCGGCTCATCGGGGACATATTTAGCAAATCCTACCATGTCGCAATAAAAGTCGATCCGGCTTTTGAGTTCTCGCCGCTTCATCAACTCGCGCTTGTCAATCACGCCTCCTATTACTTTAGCACTCCATTCAATACTAATAAACGCCACGTCCGGCGACATACCTTGAACCACATCCGCTGCATCTCTGACCGCAACATAAACGTCTGCGGCACCCTACCGTCCATCACGTCGTGACAGTCGCTGCACAAGTACCCGCCTGATGTGTCGTCTGGCTTGAATGACATGCCACGCTCACCCGGCTCACCATAGTGCGCAAACACCGTCGTCTCTGGGTTGTGGTTGCAGCACGGCAAGTGCGCCGTACAGTCCTGCCCTCGTGCTGACTGCGTGATCTTCTTCAGCCTGATCGGTGGCTCTTTGAGTAGGCTCATGGTCGCGGCCCCTGCTCCTGCTGGCAGAAGCGTATGAAGTACCCCTTCATCTCTTCGTACCGCTGTGCCGCCTCTGGGTCGTGATCCAGTTCAGCCCTTGATTCTATATCGCAGTATTCGTACAGGCGCTCCTTGGCGGTAACGCCGCACGGTGCGCGATGCGTGCCCTTCACTGCCCACTGCTGAAACCACGGATCTTGGCATAGTCTGGCCGCGTTCTTGCTGATCGGCCCGCCTTTTGGCTTGTTTGTCAATGCAATTGCATCACTTTCTTCTGCAATTGCAATTTTATCGGGTTCGTTGCTGTGCGCCACCTCGCACGCACACTCCAGCAACATGCCCTTGGTCTCGCAGTCCATGAACATCTGCCACTCCTCATGGCTGAGTTCAAAGCTGACTCGGTAGACTGGGCCATCCTTATTCTTGCTGCTGGTTGGGTTCGGGTTGTTCAGGGACAGATAAAATGTCTCCGCAGTTTCTAGTAAGTTCATCCCATTTATCCTCTAGTAGATGGTGCGGGCCGAGTACCAAGCCAAAGCTGACGAGCATTTTGTGTTCTTTTTTTGATCTATAGACCGACCCCAACTCTTCCTGTTTAGCGCCGAAGCCTTCACCGAAGCCAAGATCAACCAGTCGGTCAGGTCGCAGCAACTCGGTTGACTCCATCATCCCCACCACCCTGTAGGTGGGAAACTCCCCCACTACAAGCGCGAACAAGTCCACCTTGGTCGTCTTCCACTTAACGCTGTACAGCAAGCCAGCGTCGTATTTTGTGGTCTTAACATCTACTGTTCGCCCATCAGGAAGCGTTGCGTCCGCAATGTGAAAGTCTCCGGGTTGCTCAACTGATATGTCCGGGTAAATATTTAACTCCTTGCAGAATGCGATCTCTGCGCCGATGCCATTCAGGTTGATCTCTTCCGGCGCTTGGTCACACAGTTTGCGCTCGGTCACACCAGCCTGTTTGTTGCTTGCCATTCTTGCTTTAGCAAGGGCTTTTGTCAGCCACTGCTCCGCGTTGTTTAGTGTTTTGTATTCACTCATCATCCACCTCATCGTCTGGCTTACTTAGTTCTTCATATACCTCGTTACTTAGTTCTTCATATATCTCGACAGCCAGCGCTTGCCCGAGGTCGTCATAAAATGCAAACTCGTAAAGACATGATCCCTCGTTATGCACCAGCATTCTGTAGTACATTGAATCGACGACTTTCTTTAGCTTCGCTACCTCTTCATTGTGCCGATCCATAACGACGGCTATCTCTATTGCTATCTCCGGCTGCATCGCCAGCTTTTGGGTGTACTTCTTTGTCCACAACTTGGCCGCCTCTTGCTGGCTCTCTTTGGTGGGTGGGCCACACGTATCATTACCCATCGTCTTGCTCCTTCCATTCAAAGCAAACCACGGGCGGCCTGCCAAATCGTTTCGTTACCTCTGACACAAAGTCCTTCAGGTGCTGGGGTATCCGGTTCCACACCTCGCGCTTGATGTCGGCGCTGGTGTCCTCTCTAATGACTGCGCGGCACTTGTTGCCGTCTCGTTTAATACCGCTGTGTTGCATGGCTCATAAACTCCTTTGCGCTCATATTCCATTGAACTTTCCCTGCCGGTAGCAGGTCTAAGCCTTTCGGCCACACCCCGACCTTCTTACGGTAAATATGCGCCGCCACTCCAACCTTACGATTCGTGTGCACACACTGGTACAGGCATGTATTCCATATCGTCTGCTTGTCAGATTTCTTTACCTTTTTGTGCTTGACCTCTTTCAGTCGTCCCTCGGCCATGTTGCGTTGTTTTGAAGTTGTTGTTGGCACGCACCCACAATTCGGGCAACTCCGGCTTCGTGTATAGACCTCAAAGCACTCTCGACACGTAGTTGGTTCCGGTTCATCCACTTCCTTTTCCGCCTTAACTTTTTCAATAGGCGTATCAGGGCACAGTGACCAGTCTCCAGCGTCCTGCACAAACCCATGGTTATAAACGGCTCCCGCATGGTCAATGATGATTGAATCTCGTTTCCCCTCCCACGGGCGAAGAGTTCTTCCTGCCATCTGAAGATATAATCCGTATGATTTTGTAGGTCGCGCAAGGACGCAACACGATATTGGTGGGCAATCCCATCCCTCCAGCAGTACATCACAATTAACGATGATTTGAATGTCACCATCCTGCACCCGCGCAAGTATTTCATCGCGTTCTTCCTTGGCGGTTTTCCCGTCCACATGGGCTGCTCGGTATCCACTCGCGGTAAATTGTTCACATAGGTGTTTTCCGTGCCGTACCCCGGATGCGAACACCACTGTGGGTCGATCGGATGCCCGCTCCTCCCAGTCTCTGACAACGTGTCCCACAAGTTCCTGTCCATCCATTACCCCCTCGAGTTCTGATTTTATGTAGTCGCCAGCACGGGTATGTACCCCTGATAGGTCTGGCATGGTTGGCGCAAACACCCGGGTCGGCACCAGAAACCCCTGATCCATCAACTCCTGCACACCCACGCTCTCAACCATGGCGTCGTACATCGACCCCAAGCCTTTGCCGTCACCACGCACTGGGGTAGCCGTCATGCCGATTAGGATGGCGTCTGGGTACAATGCCCGGACTTCTTGGTAAGTCACTGCCAGCGACCTGTGAGCCTCGTCAAATACGATGATGTCGGCCATTGGCATGTCGCGATCGCCTTGTACGTGCCGGGAGTGCATAGATTGGATGCTGCCGACCTGAACGCGGGACATGGCAGAGGGTCGGTGCCCAGCGAGAATGATGCCGTGGGGGCACTGAAATGCTTTCAGTTTGTCGCTGGTTTGGTGGATGATTTCCCTGCGGTGCGCAAGAAAGAGGCTGTGCCGGTACTTCTCAGACGCCTTGGTCATAAACTCCGCAGCCATGACGGTCTTGCCGGAGCCTGTGGGCGCGACCAGTAGGATGCTTTTGGCTCCTCCCCTGATTGCTACCCGAACTTTTTCGAGTGTGCTGCCTTGGTATTCCCGTAGTTCCATTCTAAAATCCCTAAGTTTCCAATGCTTTAGATAGCCGTACCGCCCTTTCCAGCATGGTGGTGCGCTGTACTAGGGGTGCCCGTTCCAGCAGGTTCCAATTTGGCTGACGGGTCGTTCGCGGCGTAACCCCTCGTATGTCAGCAACTATAGTCGTACTTTGGCACGGTGGAGATACGACGACTCCAGACAAGTAGGCTCGTGACACCTGTAAAGTGACAGCGGCACTATCAAGATCGACTGGAGTATTAGCAAAAGGTGATCTATAATCACGATATGCTGAATACGGAGCACGGATCCTATTCAGTACGCGGCAACTGGGGTGGTTCCACAGTTGTGCGGTCAACGCGGTAAAGATAGTCCCTACTGTCCCACCCGTCAAGACCGACCCCAAACTGGAGGTGCGGCGAGGATCTAGGTTGCTCCTGAGACTCGTAAGATGCCCACCCTTACCGGTGGGCATTTTTTTGCCCGCATCATTCTGTCTCCTGTGGGTCGATCTTGTATGTGTTAATACAGTCGGCACAGTTATGATCTGACTGCCCAAATGTCCAGTGGGGACAGGCTAGGCACTGTTTCTCGCACCTATCGTTATGCTTAGTGATCTTGCGGGTGAGGTTGGTATTCTGTGCAATCAACCCTTCATTGGATATGCGAAGTTCTTTATTGATTGCTTTAAGTTCAACAATCCGCTTGTCTGCCCAAATATCAGAGTTTTGTTTAATCATCCTTGCCCGAGAACTTTCTTCACGAAAACAACCACAAGAGGTAGTAGACTTTTGCATTAAATTTTGTGTTGGAGTTTTGTGACTCTTTCCACAATCACAAAGGCAACGCCAAATAATGTTACCGTTGTTTGTGCGTTCATCCAGTGCTTCTTTTACTATTAAGCGGCCAAACTTTTGGCCTACTAAATTATATTTCATTGCTCACCTTCCATTAGCTTGTGTATTATCGCGTCCATTAGGTCAGGATCACCCGCAAACAAAACTGACAGGATGATGATTGCGACCACTACGGCTATATCAGTACTCATCACTCACAATCGGTTAGCAAATAGCTAGGCGACGACGGACGTGCCTCACACCAGCCCCCACAGAACAGCCGCGTTCATAGCGATCAGTACCAACGTAGCCCAGCCTAAAAGTGTCTGAATACTCATCGACGACCCCTGTATGGCGCATAGATGTCGTTGTAGTCCATCTTCCCCTTGTTCTTGCGGATGATGACCCGTGCGATCTCGATAGACGGCAGGCGATCGCCGTTACGCCACGACATGATGGTGCGTGCTTTAACCGAGTACCTGCGCCCCAGCGCCTCATACGCCTCTGTAAGCGACGGTCGGTAAGTTTCGATTTGTTCTATTAAGTGCATATTCCCTCTAGCGGCTCATCTGGTGAGCCTGTGACTGTGGTAAGGTTAATTATCGCACCCCCACAATAGGTGTCAACACTACCTGTGAAAATAAATTGAATTAATTTAACATTCTTCCTTGACACCTGACACACATAGTGTATTCTTACCTACAACACACCGCACCTCTGGCGGCGAACAGAGACTCTACCCCTCAAGGCTTAACCGCATCAAGAGGGAATGATAGAGGAGGCACCATAGTCATACGCTACCAGCGTGTCTGACGAGTCGCAGTATCGACGAAACTATGGAGTACACCATGACACTATTACAAGCAATCAAGGCAGCTAAAACGCTGTCCCAACACTTTATGGTTAGGTATTACGTTATCCGTGCCGACATCGGCCAGTACGACGTACGTTCCGACAACGTTGCCGTTATCTTGTATGGCCCCAACCCAAACTATGTCACCTCCGCCTTTGGTGGTTCTTTAGACCCAATCCCACAAGACGACAGCCATGTTTAACCCCGTCGCCAAGCACTCTCGCAAGTGCAACCGTGCGGTGGCCCACGTTGACCGTAAAAAGGCAGCCAAAAAGGGCTACAGCAAACACAAACCAACCTATTAGGAGCAAGACCATGGACATAATTACCGCACCGTACAGCGTAGACGTACATCAGGGCAGCACCAGTGGTGTTGTATCTTCCCAGTGGTTTAACCGCCCAGACGACCAGAAGTTTACCAACCTTCATGATCTTCGGGACAGTTGCTACAAGCACGCCCACGACGCCGTTGTCACCAACGTCAAGAGCCGCGACATCCGAGTGATTGCTGATCGCAATGATAACGATACGCTGCGCTTGGAGGTGCCTACCGCATACAACAACGTGAACGGTTCTGTTAATGCCACCCGCGTTGTGCAACCAACCAACTGGAGTTTCGGTCAAGTCGCCGGTTTGATTAAAGCCCCTGCCGGTTACATGCGTAAGCTGCCTGCCAGTATCGCTGCCATCAATATGCAGTATGGCTTGCAGAACCATCGTCAGGAATTGCTGAAGGTCTACTCGACCCAAGGTGATGGTGGTCAGGTAGTGTCGGAGTTGCGTGCAGCCACCGGCCCAGACTACGGACGCATCTACGACTACGAGGTTGCTGATGCCGTCATCAAGATCGCAGGCTCTGGTCAGGGTGAAGAGCGCTGGAAGGTTCCGGGCATGATTGACTGGGCCAACAGCACCTACAACCCGAACATTAATGTCACCAAGGAAACGACCACGCTGTACGCTTCCGACCGCGACATCTTCTTGTTCTTGGTTGACGACCGCAACCCGATCGAAATTGGCAAGCTGCCAAATGGCGATCCCGACAACGTGTTCCGAGGCTTCTACGTCTGGAACTCTGAGGTGGGTTCACGCTCGTTTGGTTTGGCCTCGTTCTACTTACGCGGCGTTTGCCAGAACCGATGCTTGTGGGGAGTGGAGGGTTTCCAGCAGGTGACTTTCCGCCACAGCAAGTACGCACCGGAGCGCTTCATTAACGAGGCAAGCCGGGCGCTGGAGTCCTATGCCAACGCATCTGACCACAAGCTAATCTCTGGTGTGAAGGAAGCCAAAGAGCAGATCGTGGCGCGATCAGAAGAGGGTCGCAAGGAGTTCTTGCAGAAGCGTGGCTTCTCGGTAGCGGAAACCAACAAGATCATCGATAGCGTGATGGTTGAGGAGGGACACCCGGCAGAGAGCGTGTGGGACTTCGTACAGGGCATCACTGCCGTGGCACGAGACAAGCCACATCAAGACGACCGTGTAGCAATGGAGAAAGTTGCTGGTCGCCTATTAGATAAGGTTGCCTAATAGGACATCGCTAAGGATGGCTCATATCTACCAGCGCATGGTAGGGGGTGGTGGCACCTCTCCTGCTGGAACGCCGGGTTGGCAACCGTACGGCGACAGGGTTTGAGGACTCCCCTTTCCAGCAGGAAACGGCCACAGGTTGATTAACTTTTATCAGGAGCAATGATATGGAACTAAGTGACAAAGGCTTGAGAAAGATTGAAGCGGTACTACACGCCTGCAACATGGCGGAGAAACATCAGGAGGCATGGTCGGTTGTCGATCTGTTGGACGGCCGCTACGACGTCTGCGACCACATCACGGCATTAACCTGCTATGGGCATGGTATACGCAGGCCGCTTGGCTGGGCCAGCGCAGACGGCACATGGCACGATATGCCGGAGCCAAGCTACAACGAGGACGAACACGACCGATAGAGGGAGGGACGCGCAAGCGTAATGCCCGGACAGAGACCAGCGGGGGGTGTCTCTGCATACAAATAACACCCGCAGCCAACCACAGGTCAAGCAAGGTACTTCGCAGGAGTGAAATTTGGCCTGTTCGCCAAAGCGCTGGGGGTTGGCACCTATTCTTACCGGACGATCGCAGCACCGTCTGGCTTATCAATCGCTGCATTTAGGAGCAACACATGAGTACATTACTAAGCAACAAGGAGTTGGTCGTCTTCCACAACATCAAGGCGGCCGAATACCAAACCAAAGCTGACGAGCATCGCGCCAAAGCCGAGGCATATAAGGCCACCCACGCTGCGGAAACTACACCGCTGGATGAGGTAGCTACCGTGACCAACATCAGCGATGCGCTGAAGGCCATCAAGCAGCATGCAGCCAGCGGCAAGTCTGCCATGATCGTTGCAGCGGTAGACACGAAGGAGATCGAAAAGCTGTTGAACAGCGACATACTGTTCTCTTAACCGTTTTGGTGGTGTGGGAGTCAGATTCGGAGGCTTCGCATTTGTAAGTCGAGTGTACCCGTGACAAGCACACCACCATCTTTATTGGAAGGAAAAAAAATCACCGTTATTTTTTCCATTAGGAGTTACTTATGGATAGATCAAAACTAGAAGTTGGCAAATGTTACCGAGTCCGTGACCGGGAAGAGGCGGAGTGGCGTGAACGTTATTACGCTGGCAACCAGATGTTCTTCGCGGGAGGTAAGCGCAAGAGCATCAACACCCTGTACTGGCGCTTCATAGGGGAGATTGTATGAAAAATCCTACAACCCACATTGACGAGTGCATCAAGAGCCTGCTCCAGCAGGTAAGGGAACTGCGGGCGCTGAAGGAGACCATAGGCGAATTATCCGATGGTAGGGTCTACGCCCCGGGCGCCGATAGGACGTTCAGCCGGGACGAGTGGATGAGGCTAGTTAAGGTCACAGAGGTCGCTGAAGGCCGCGAGGATGAGTACGTGAAGTGCGACGAGTGGGAGTACCGAACCGACTACGCCCACTACTTGTGCATGTACCTTGAGAATGCCTTCCTTGCACATTAACACAAATTGTGATAAACTCTAATTTCAACATCTCAGGAGCAAACAGATGAAAGCAGTAAACTACTACCAACGCGAGGGCGGCAACAAAGCCATCCTGATCGTCAAGGAAACCGCCAAGTACATCCGGGCGCTGACCTTTACCGGCAAGGGGATCCAACTGTTACGACTCCCCAGCACCGAAGCACGCTACTTTACTGACATCTTATTCCACGGCAAACCATACCCAGAACGTCGGGCGCTGCGGAAATTTCGTGTGGCCTATCGCAAACTGGGCGGCAGCAAAGGCGCTAAAACTTTTCTCTACCCAACCAATGTTCCACGTGGAACATAAGGAGCAACTAATGAACGACGAACACGTACGGGTCAAAATCCCAGCCGACAGGAAGGCGCCACTGGCCGCTATCGCTGGCTTAATCAAGGGCACCGTCCCATTCAGACAAGCCTTCACGCTCGGTTTTCTGGATGGCGCAATTACCACGGTGATTATTTTCGCCATTCTCCGAGGACTTAACTATGTCTGATAACGTAATCGATATCGTGCCGGAAGAGCCTCTTCCGCGCACCCCAGCGGTCTTGGATGTCACCAGCAAGGCATTCAAGGCCAACCTCAAACGACGCGCAGTCAACCGATCCGAACTGCTGGAGTGGGTCAAAGACTCACTGGTATCAGGCTCCGACTTCATGCGCATCAAATCCCGACGTGGCTGGAGCAAGCCATTCCTAACCAAATCAGGTGCCGAGAAGATCCTCGGCATGCTTGCCGTAACTCCAGAGTTTCCCAATCTGGATGAGACCGTCAAGCTGCTTGCGAACGGCGCCAACACCAACATCGTATTGATCTGCGAACTGGTGAACGCCGACAGCATGGTGGTGGCAACCGGTGCGGGCGCACGTACGCTGAAGCAGGACAGTGGTGATATCAACAAGGCTATTAAGATGGCCCTAAAGAGCGCAATGATTGATGCCACCCTACGACTGGGTGGATTGTCTGAAGTCTTCACACAGGACGAGGAGAGCGCTCACGACGACCATATCGATCCGGGCATTACCAAGAAACAGTTGGATACCCTGACCGAGTTGGCTGGCGCCATCAAGATGCCGCTGGTGAACGTCTGCCGCTATTACGAGATCGAGAAACTGAGCGACCTTCCGCAGAGCAAGTACCTGCGGGCAACCAAGGCACTACAAAAACGAGGACAGACAGGTGGAACAGAACAGTAGCCGCTGGCTGGAGTGGAGGGAGTTTTCCCTTGGCTCCTCAGACGCCAGCATTATCATGGGCGAGTCACCGTACAAAACACCGTACGAACTCTGGATGGAGAAGACCGACAGGAAGGCAGCGGATCAGGACAAGTTCGCCTTCACACTGGGGCACAAGTTTGAACCATACATTCGCAGCCGGGCAGAATCCCAGTTGGGCATGTCGTTTGAACCCCGCTCAATCAGCAGCAAGGACTATCCATTTATGCACGCATCTCTGGATGGGATGAACATGACCGGCACCGACATTCTGGAGATCAAGCTGAACAACAAGGATGTACACGCGATGGTCGCGCACAAGGGTTTCATTTCTCTAATGCACGAGTATCAAATGCAGCACCAGATGCTGGTCGCAGAGGTTAAAACCTGCTGGTACGCATCAGCCCCTTACGTGGATGACCCGGAAGATTTAAAGCCAGATGATATCGTCATCATTCGGGTAGAAGCCAAAGTTGTTATGCAGGAAGACCTGATTAAGTTTGAGGGTGCTTTTGTCGAGCGGTTGGCGACAGATACCCCTCCGGCTTTGAACGAGCGTGACGGTCTTCAGATTAGGACTGGCGTATGGAAGCGCCACGCGCAGGAGTGGGTCAAGCTGGACAAGCGCATCAAGGATCTCAAGGACAAGCAGAAATTACATGCCAAACGACTGATAGAAATATCAGACAACGTGCCGGTGGCACGAGGGTATGGGGTGGTGGTCAAGAACACCGTACGCAAGGGCACCCCCAACTACAAAGCCATTCCTGAATTGTCAGAGGTGGACTTAGACCAGTACCGGCCTAAAAGCAGGATCAACAGCACCGTAGGAGGTGAGTAAAATGAGCGTCAATCAACATACGATACTGGGCAATGTCGGAAACCCCCCAGAAATTCGATATACCGCCAATGGCTCTGCCGTAGCAAACTTTAGCGTGGCAACTTCGGAGAAGTGGAAGGACAAGAAGACCGGCGAGAAACAGGAAAAGACGGAGTGGCACCGCATTGTGGCCTTTGGCCAAACAGCCGAGTACGTCCAGACCTATATCGACAAGGGCACAAAGGTCTTTCTACAAGGACAAAGCACGACACGGAAGTGGCAGGACAAGGCAGGGCAAGACCGGTACACAACCGAGGTCAACTGTAGCGGTATCGGCAGCAAGCTACAGGTGCTGGCTGGATGGGCTGATAACGGAGAGGCTAAACCACTAGGCCAACCTAATGCCAGTGAAACACCCAACAAAGCCGAAGGCGACTTCGACGACAATATCCCATTTTAGCGACCACCTAAGACCACTTAAGACCACTTAATTTAAGGAGCAACCGAAATGATTACAATTACTTACAAGAAAAACCCGGAACTATCGAAGATCCAGAACGTGCAAAATTATCTTTGCACGCAAATTGGCGCTGAAATAACCGTTAAAAGCGTGATGAAGGGCGCGGGATATTCCACGAAGAATCAGCAAGGCCCGGTCTCTGGGGCGCTGAGTGTTATGCGACAGGAGCGTCGGCTACAGAAAACGGGTGGGGGCAAGGGGCTTGGCGCGTATACGTACAACGTACTGCCCGCGATAACCAAGCCACGGGTACACGGCAATGGAGCCTACGTAAAAAAATCCCCCAAGGGTGGGCAGATGTATGAGGTTATAACCAACCGCACCATGCCCTTCTTTCCTCCACCGCTCAACGCGCTAAAGGTTGGTCATTTGGTCAAGTGCGCACCAAGCGTTAGCGAAGCTAAGATCACCAACTTCGTCCGCGAGTACGAGAAGGATCATCGCGCCCGGTTCTTCGTCGCGCAGGAAGATGGGCGAATACTGGTGTGGAGGATCAGTTAAGCACTGACGGAGCAAAGGCAGAGACAGACGAGAATAGTCACGAGGTCACTGTTTTTACAATAGCCATAGCCAGCCCCATTGCGTATGCGTCTGCCGCAATAAGGGCTGGTGTTCTTACGGCAAAGTCTGTGTTGGGTTCGATCAGGGACTGCATGGCAGCCAGAGCGAACCTATCCACTGGACGCATAGCGTTCGCCAAGCGCCGGTCTTTAAGGCTGGCAAGATCGGCAATACGCGCATCCCGATCAGCCTGTGATTCACCAACCCGTCTTGGAACATCAACCATCACGGAACCTCGCTATCTCAGCATCCAACTTCAAGTCCAGCGCCGCCATCTCTTCATCGGTCGGCTCTGATCTACCGTCAGCGGCCATCGTCGCACGCAGAGCATTGATCTCACCGATCGTTTTCATCCCCGCACCAATCAACTGATTGGCTGCCAGCACCGCATCCAATAATACCAATACGCTTGCGCTCATTGTCCTTGCTCCCTAGCTAATCGCTGCCGCAGAATCAGCAGCAACTGATTGGCAACCTCCACCTTGCTGGTTGCCTCGGTTATTCGCCCAGATGCCAACATAAACTTGGCCGCATCCAAAGCCCCGATTGCCTCCTCGATATTTGGCTTAAGTTCAGCCTCCATCGACGGAGTAATGATGCCAACATCCCGAAGGTTGTTGTATGTGTGCAGCACGTTTGTCAGCGTGATGGTGGCTTGCGCAATAGCTTCCTTGGGTGAGTCAGGGGCCGGAGTCCCGAACGTCCCACAGCCATGCAACATAAGCGCCAGCGCCATCACCTGTAGATACTGATAGTGCCACAGGGACTTAACGTACCTCATGGCTTTTTACCTGCTGCCATGTGGACACCAAGCGCACCACCCAAGAACAAGATCATGCCAACCGCAATACCGGCACCACCAATCGCTTCACTAATCGGGGAGGTTGGCGGGACTGTCATCAAGATGCCCATGAAATAAGATCCGCCAGTTGAGATACCGGCACCGAGTCGTTTAAAGTAATCAGCCTTGTTCATCTCTTTCTCCACGCTACAACTGCCAATACAATCGGCACGATAACCATGCCCCACCAAAATTCTATGTTGTCTTGGGTATGCGGGTGATCTTCGGGTAAGCCCCGATTAACCACTATCACCTGCTGCTCTTTCATGTTTCCGCATCATCAGCGCAATGCTTCGCGCCGACCTTTTCCGCGACCACGTTCCGCAATGCCCTGACGTTGTGGTTA